GACCCAGATATTGCCGCGGGTGCCTGTGGTGGACAGCATCAACGCCGCCAGGACAATATTCTCTAACTGCTACTTTGACCGGGAACACGCAGCTGATGGGCTGGCCTGTTTGCGCCATTACCGCTACGAGGTAGACCCAGACACCGGGCAATTCAGCCGCAACCCCCTGCACGACCATTACAGCCACGGCGCTGATGCCTTTAGATACATTGGGCTTATGATTCGGGAACCGCATAAGCGCAAACCCAAGCCAGTTGCCGAGGCCGCAGGTTCCTGGATGAATTGAGGATTGACCATGAATGACCCACGCATTGACGAAGCCATTAAGTTTTGGCAGCTGGTGAACGACAGCGACAGCACCAACCGCAGCGAAGCCCTGCAAGACATTCGATTTGCAGCTGGTGACCAGTGGCCCGTGGAAATCCAGAACAGCAGAAACCTTGAGGCTAGGCCATGCCTGACCATCAACAAGATTGATGCCTACGTGCGCCAGGTGACCAACCAGCAGCGTATGCAGCGCCCCCGCATCAAGGTGCATCCTGTCAACAACCTAGCTGATTACAAGATTGCCCAGGTGCTGGAAGGCATTACCCGTCACATTGAGGTCAACAGCAACGCCGACACCGCCTACGACACCGCTTTTGACTATGCCGTTCGCATGGGTTGGGGTTACTGGCGCATCAATACCAAGTATGTCAGCGAGGATTCGTTTGACCAGGAAATCTACATTGACGCTATAGACAATCCTTTTACGGTCTACTTTGACCCCAACAGCGTCAGACCAGATGGTTCAGATGCCGAGCGTTGCCTTGTTACAACACTGTTAAGCAAGACCATTTTCAAAGAAATGTACCCAGACGCTGATGATGGGGCCAATTTCACGCACCGCAGCACGGGCGACAATTCTGCAAGTTGGGTAACCAAAGAGGATATTCGGATTGCTGAATACTTCCATGTGACCAGGGAAAAGGCCAAGCTGTACCTGCTGAGTGATGGCAGCAGCGGGTTTGCAGACTCTGACCGATTCCTTGAGCGTGTAGCAGCTGCTGGATTGACGGTGGTGGATACCCGTGAGAGTTTCCGCAGGGCAGTCAAATGGTGCAAGATGACCGCGCTCGAGATACTGGAAGAAAAGACCTGGGACGGTAAATATATCCCCATTGTTCCGGTGTACGGCGCTCAAGTAATCGTTGATGACAAGCGCAAGAAGTATGGCCTGGTGCGGTTTGCCAAAGACCCGCAGCGGATGTACAACTTCTGGCGCACCAGTATGACCGAAAGCATTGCACTGGCGCCCAAGGCCAAGTGGCTGCTTGCGGAAGGCCAAGACGAAGGCCATGAGAACGAATGGGCACTGGCAAACATCAAGAGCAGCCCTGTGCTGCGTTACAAGCAGAAAGACATAGAAGGCCAGCCTGCCCCGGTGCCAGTGCGCCTACAGCCAGAAGCGCCCCCCGCAGGCATCATGGACGCCGCCAGTGCGATCAACATGGATTTGCAAATGGTGCTGGGCATCCTAGACCCCAACCAACTGCCAAGCGGCAACATCAGCGGCAAAGCGCTGCAGGGCCAGCAGAGCCAGACTGATCTGAGCAACTTCCATTTCTACGACAACCTGACGCGCAGCATCAAACATACGGGCAAGATTCTGCTGGATTTGATACCCAAGATTTACGATACCCAGCGGGTGATGCGGATTATTGGCAGCGATGGACAGCCAGACATGACCACCATCAACGAGCAAACTGCCGTGGGCGAAGTGCTGAACGATGTGACGGTGGGCGAGTATGACGTTGTAATGGACACTGGCCCAGGGTTCCAAAGCAAACGCCAGCAGGCTGTTGAGGCCATGATGCCACTGTTGACAGGCAACAAGGAACTGTTTGACCTGGCTGGCGACCTGGTGTTTAGGAACATGGACTTTCCAGGCGCTGATGTGATTGCTGACCGTCTGGCGGCTAGAAACCCAATGGCGCAGATTGACGAAAAGTCAGATATACCGCCCCAAGTGCAGATGCAATTGGCGCAGCAGCAGCAACAACTGCAACAGATGCAGCAGCAATTGCAAGCCGCCCAGCTGGAGATAAACAACAGGGGTCAGATTGCCAAACTGCGGGATGATGGCGACACCAGGCGCAAGCTGATGGACGTGACCGCACGGGCGCATAACACTGAAACAATGGCAGAAGTCAAAGTAAATGACCAGAATACCCGTGCCGTGACTAGCCAGAACAAGACTGAACTGGATGCAATTGTGCAAATGTTGCTGCATAACATGGACACCAATCGTTTAATGCAAGAAATTGACCGCAGGAATGTGGAACAGGGCCAATATGCTCAATTTGCTGCCCAAGACATCAGCGAAGGGGCCAACCCATTGATTCAGCCAATGCAGTAATTGCTAAACCATTTGTTTTCGGGTAATATTGCCCAAACCCGACCCGTGGGTAGTAACGGGGCAAATCCTTGGAGTAATCCATGTCTGAAGTAGCGATAAGTGAAACGCAGAAAAGACTTGAGGCCACTACGGTCACAAGCGAAAATTTAGCTGAATTCCAAGCTGAAAAGCTAGGTTTAGCTGACAAGCCGCCCCGCGAGGCTATTGAAACAATAGAGCCGCAGGACGATGACAGTCAGAGTGAACCAGCCAGTGAAGACCAGCAAGCAACAGAGGAAAAAAGACGACCTAAGATAGAACGGCGGTTTGAGGCGGTAACCAAGGCCCGTGACGAAGCAAAGCAAGAAGCAATGCGGGAGCGCGAAGCCAGGGTAAGCCTTGAACAGCGGTTAGCGGAAATGGAACGGCAGCAAGCGCCAAAGGGCGAAGCCGAACCAGACCCAAGCCAGTTTACCGATATGTTTGAATATGCCAAGGCATTAACAGACTATAAGGTTGACCAGCGATTGGGGGAAGAAAAGCAGAAAGCGGTACAGGCAAAGGTGCAGGCCGAGAAAGAACAGGTGTTAAACACCTGGTCAGAACGGGTCACACAAGCTAAAGCAAGTATCCCGAACTTTGAGCAAGTGGTAAAAAGCGCAGACATGACAGTAATCAATGAAGTGCGCGATTCCATCTTTGAGTCAGATGTTGGGCCACAGCTGCTGTATCACCTTGCTGACAATCCCGAATTCGTTGAAAAGCTGCAAGGGATGACGCCAGCCGCACAGCTGCGACAAATTGGGAAGTTAGAGGCTATGTTTGAGAAACAAGACTCAAAGCCTGTTGTGCAGAGAAGTAGAGCAAGCGCACCGATTACCCCTATTCGGTCTGCCGCCAACGGGCGTGATGTTGCATTAACTGCTGATGGGCAGTTTCACGGCAGCTATCAAGCCTGGAAAGCAGGTAGACTCAATGGGCAAATTCGATAACCATTTTTTTAGGATTTATCATGGCAAATAATTTGCTTACCATCAGCATGATCACCAACGAAGCGTTGATGGTCTTGGAAAACGAGTTGACTTTTACGAGCCAGTGCGAACGTAACTATGACGATCAATTCGCTGTAACAGGCGCAAAGATTGGCGCAACATTAAATGTTCGCCGCCCTGGACGTTTTGTCGGCACCAGTGGCCCAGCGTTGAACGTGGAAGACTTTAACGAGACTTCTGTTCCCGTTACCCTGTCTACGCAGTTCCACGTCGATACCCAGTTCACCACGCAAGACCTGGCACTGTCACTTGACCGCTTTAGCGACCGAGTGCTGAAACCAGCAGTTGCAGCTATTGCCAACAAGATTGACCGTGATGGTCTGGTGATGGCTAAAAACGCTACTGCCAACATTGTCGGTACTGCCGGTACTGTTCCAACCAGTTTGCTCACCTACCTCACGGCAGGCGCATACCTGGACTCTGAAGGCGCACCACGCGATGGACGTCGGGCCTGCATCGTTGAGCCATTTACTGGTGCAACCATTGTGGACAGCTTGAAAGGTCTGTTCGTGCCAAGCAACACCATTGCCAAGCAATACGAGCGTGGCATGATGGGCAAGGATAGCGCAGGCATGATGTGGAAGATGGATCAGAACGTGGTTAGCCAAACCTTTGGCAGCTACTCCACTGCTACCCTAGCTTGCGCTACCACCACGGCAACGGGCTTTCTGACCAGCGGCTGGGCATCAACGTCCACCATTGCTTTGACTGCCACCACTGCTACGGCTGGCCTCAAGCAAGGCGACACCATCACCATTGCAAACATCTTTGCAGCCAACCCCCAGAATCGCGCAGCTTACGGCTCCAACCGCCTGCGTAGTTTTGTTGTCCAGGCTGATGTGACGGTTGCAACTTCTGGTACGACTTCTGTGATCGTCAGCCCTGCTGTGATTACTGCTGGTCAATTCCAGAATGTGGTTGTCAACAGCACCAGCGCAACCGCAGTGGTAACCCCGTTCAACAACACCGGTACGGTCAGTCCGCAAAATATTGTCATGCACAAAAATGCGTTTGTCATGGCTTGTAGTGATCTCGAGCTACCCGACGGGGTCCATTTTGCAGGCCGTGCAGCTGACAAAGAACTGGGACTGTCTATGCGGGTTGTGCGACAGTACACTATCAACAACGATTCAATCCCAACCCGAGTAGACGTTCTCTACGGCTGGGCACCGCTGTACCCCGAGCTTGCTTGCCGGGTTG